AACTGAATTTTTAAAAATTTATATAATTTCGAATAACTAAAAAAATATGACGATAGACTTTAAAGAGAACATTGAGGTTCTTGAAAGAATAATCTTTAACTTTATTTTGACTGATGATGACGGCGATGTCGTGATAAAGCCAAAGAACTATGATTCAATGGACAAACGCGAAATCCTTCCGCTAGTTAAGGCTCATTATTTTAATGATGATACGTTACAGAGAGTCTATCGAGTTGCAAAAAAATTCTTTGTTGAATATTCAAATCTTCCAACTCGAAATGAACTTCGCGAGCTTTGTAATCTTTCAAACTTAGATATTCCAGAAGCAAAGTTTAATGCTCTGTTTGCAGTTGATCTTTCTAGTTATAATTACGACTTTCTATTCAAATACACAAAGGCTTTCATATTTTATAAGAATCTAAATGCGTCAGTAATTGACGTACTTTCTTATTTGAAAACAACTGAAATTAACCCAGAAAACGTTGAACTAATAACCAATGAAGTTAGGGAAAAATTCAATGAGAAATTAAACGTATCATTCACGAATGCCGAGTCCGGCCTAGATTTCTTTAACCCAGTAGATCACGTTCAATTATCAAAGATCGGTAACCCCACTGGATTTAAGTTTTTTGATAAGACGCTGGGTGGAGGTTGGAACCCAAAAACGCTAGTAGTTTTTCAAGGTCGACCTAAGGTTGGTAAATCCATGGTACTTTCAAATATTGCAGGTAGAGCATTCGTTTCTGGTTGTAATGTTGGAATCGCAACCCTTGAATTATCTGACCGAAAGTACATGAAACGCTTAGGCTCTATGATCTTAGACATTCCATTTAAGGATTACGACTCAATGTTGGATAATACTCAAACCGCTGAGGTTGCGAGTAAAATGGTTAATTTAAAGAAGACTGTTCCGACTCTTGGAGAATTGATTGTAAAAGAATTTCCTACTGGAACCGCGTCAGCTATTGATGTTGAAAACTACTTTCTAAAAGTTCAACAAAATACTGGAAAGAAATTCACAGTAATCGTTGTTGACTACATCAACTTGATGAGACCTATGAGAGAACAGGGAAATGTTTACGAAAAGATCAAAGTTATTTCAGAGGAATTACGAGCAGTTGCAATCCGAAACGAATGGTGTATTATTACTGCAACTCAAATCAAAAGAGATGCAGTAGACGATCAAGACTTAAGCATGTCAGACATCGCCGAATCTTTCGGTTTAGTGCATACGGTAGATTCTCTATTTGGTTTAATTAGAGGCCCAATGGAAAAACGTATGAAGATCAAGTTAATTGCGAATCGAGATGGAGGATACACTGAAAGTTTTAAAATGTACAGAATGAGTTATGAATTCGCAAAATTGACCGAAGAAACCGATCCAGCTTCTGAATTCTATTCGGACGATGATGATACTCAGTCTCTTGAAAATCAAATGCGAACTCAATACAATACAGTCCATACAACGACTTTACCTCCAAACCTAATTACAATGGAAGAGGCAATGAGTCGACCTGCACCTCAATACAAATCTCCAAGCGATTATGATGATTTGCTAAATTCAATTTAAAAAAACACAAATAATGTGATACCTAGACAACACGAAGACAGCTTAGATGATGACGATTTTAAGTCGTTAAATTATCATGAAGATGAAGACTTCTTATTTGAAAGAGATGATGAATTATCAGATGATCATTTGTTAACTGACGAGTACGATGACGATGAACTTGAAAGACGTAAGTCAGCCTATGCTGATCTAAAGAAAAACGACAAGATATTCAACAACACCTATAATCTTGGACTAGACACGTCGGATGATGAAGAAGAAGGTGCTCCAAGAGCCAGCACTTCTGAGATAAAGCTAGATAGCGGATCTCCTGACTACCACATGTACGATCCAGAAAAGTTCTCAGAGAGCCTCGACCTTAAGATCGTTCAGCGAGACATATATGAATTCATCAAAACCAATCCAAGGGTGAAGGACGTCCTCGGAAATGAACCAGACAAAAAGAAATTCACTAAACCTGAAATCAACGAACTGTTTGAAATTCTAAATTTAGGGTTGGCGAATGGAGCAACTGGAAACGTCTTTATAAATCCAATCCATGTGCTTGATTCAATCTCTTCATTAATAAACATGGAGTACAAAAAGATATTTGACCAGTTAACTTATGACAATAAGGAGATTTTATTGGTAGAATTAAACAATAAGTACGGATTCTTAGACAATACCGGCAAGAACTATAAAATATTCTAAATGAAACTCACAAATATTCGAAAAATAACGTTAGTTGGAGATCTTCATCTTGGTATAAAAAATAATTCAGTAGAATGGCTTCAAATACAAAAGGACTTTCTACTGGACTTTTTATTAACAAAGGTTGATGAAGATTTTGACGAAGACCGAGACATCCTCTTTTTAGAAGGGGACATTTTCCATTCTAGAGAATCAATTAATGTTAGAATTCATGATGAGGCATTAACCATATTCAAGGCATTGTCTCAAAAGTTTAAGCGTGGAATCTACATTATCATTGGAAACCATGATGTGTATTACAAAGATAGAAATGCCGTGCACTCGCTTAAGGCAATATCTCATATCGCTGACAACATTCACGTTTTTGAAAATCCTGAAATTCTAACAATTAACGGAACTCACAACTTCTTAATGTTACCTTGGGTTGAGGACGTTCGTCGAATAAACCAAATCATAACTGACCACCAAGATCTTTGTGAGTACATTGTTTGTCATGCGGACATTAAGGGACTTCGTTTCAATAAATGGACAAAGGTCGAACATGGAATTGAAGTGGATATGTTAGGCTCTTACAAAAGAGTCTATGCTGGACATATTCATCATCGTCAAGAATTTAAAAACGTACTCTACACCGGAACTCCATATCAAATGGATCGCGGCGATCGGGATAATGTTAAAGGATTTTACGAATTGACCCTTACTAAGGACTCAGTTTCTGAGAGATTCATTGAGAATACGCAATCTCCGGTTTACAAGAAGTTCGATATTTACGAATTGCTAGAGATGCCAGTAGAACAAGTAGTCTCAAGTCTAAATAATGCTTTCGTTGATGTAATGATAAGCGTTAATTTCGTAAATAAATTTCCAGTTACTAGATTCATTGAAGCTGTCTCTAAGTCAACTCACCGAAAGATTGAATTCTTTACCTATGTTGACCAAGTTAAAGAAGACTCAACTGTCTCAGATTTTAATCCTGAAGATCAATTCAATGTAATCGATATTTTCAAGAGCTTTATTAAATCAAAGGAATATTCTCAAACCTTTAAGACTGATCTTGCCCGAAAGTTCGTTGAGATTCATAACTTAGTAAAACAGGATGGATCACATGAATAAAGCTCCAAAGATATTAAATACCCTTTACATAAAGCCAATCAATGATAAGGAGTTTGGAGTATTTACTAATGCTCCTCTATACAGAGATTCAATCGTTGAATTTTGTGCTTGGCTGCCAGTAAGCCAAAAGATTCAAATCCTAATTGACAAGAATGACCCTAGTCTGAGTCAAAAACTATTCATTAATCCAGACGGAATTGAAAAGGAGAGGCAATTCGCAGCTAAGATTGCTGAGCTTGATTTACAGGAAAGACTAGATCGCGGTTTAATAACTCCTGAACAATTTAAAGCGATTCTAATTGAGGTTGCCAATCCAACTAAATTATTGAGTGTGGCTTCACATGCAATACTGTTAGGATTCGGATCTCTTTATCGTCGAAGTGAAATGCCTAATATTACTTGGGAATACGATAGTGATTCTAAGTTGTATAAGTTTTATACAACCCAAGACGTTGCTGCAAACCGCGAACTTACATACTTTTAATCATGAAGATACACGAATTTTCTTTTAGAAACATCTGCTCATACGGCAATAAATTACAAACATTCAAGTTCACAGATGAACCTCGACTGATCCTAGTTCAGGGTAAAAACGGTAGTGGCAAATCTTCAATCTCGGATGCTTTAACCGTGTCAATATACGGTAAATCTGCAATTCGCAAGACAAAGGAAATCCCTAATCGAATCAATAAGAACGCCTATACTCAGATTAAATTCGTTACCGGAAACGGCCAACTTATTGATATTGAAAGAGGAATCGAACCTAACTTTTCAAAGCTTTCAATTGATGGAGTTGAATATAATTTGCCAGATAAACGAAGAGTCGATGAATTCATTGAAGACGAATTGACCAAGATACCCTTTAACGTTTTCTCAAATACCATTAGCTTGTCAGTTAATGATTTTAAGAGCTTCGTTAAACTTAGCCCAGCCGATAAACGTCAAATCATCGATAAGATATTTGGTCTAGACATAGTTAACGATATGGCTAAGGTTGCAAAGGAAGAATCCAAAAAGATTAAGGGTGATATTCTACCTCTTGAATCAGCAATTTCGAGCAATCAAAGATTATTAGAATCTTCAATCTCTCAACTTGAAGCCTTACAGTCTGAAATAAAAACGAGTAATGATGCAAAAATTGCAGAATTAAACGCGGCGCTTGAACAGTTAGCGACTGATAAAAAAGCAGCTCACACAGAAGCTAGTAGTTTTTCAGGTAAAATTTCTGAAATTAGACAAAGTATTAGAGCTGAACAGGAGAAACTAAGCACAGTTAGAGTTAACATTTCTGAAATTCAAAAGAAACTGGACATTTACAATAAGAATAAGTGTCCGCATTGTCTTTCTGATTTAACTGATGAGGTTCATTCTCAAATCAAAGATAAGCTTGTTGCAAAAAAGACTGAACAAGAATCAGCGTTTCCTGCAATTTCAGAAAGAATTAAAGTTCATGAGAAAGACTTATCTGCTGTAGAAACAGAATCTAGTGAAGCAAAGGGCAAGTACTATCAAATTGAGGCTCAAATAACTGCAGTTAAGCGTGAAATATCTGATCTAAGCCGACAGGGTAACCAGGCATCAGATAAACATTTAACTGAGGTCATTAACAATATCAAGTCAGAGATCCAGACCTCTAGCTCTAGTCTATCTGAAAGACAGGAAAAGTTAAAAGTTTCCCAAGAGATGGAAATGATCTTATCTGATAACGGCATGAAGAAGATGCTAATGAGCCAAATCATTCCATTATTGAATAAAAAGATACTAAAGACTGCTAAAGTCTTAGAGTTTAAATTCGCATTCGAGTTTGATCTAGAGTTCAATCCAATAATAACTCATTTGGGCATGCAAGTTTCGCCAGATTCATTATCGGCTGGTGAGCAAAAGAAAATGAATCTAATCGTTTTACTGTGCATACTAGAATTAATTAAATTAAAGCACAATAAGGTGAATCTTCTCTTCTTGGACGAGGTGTTCTCTTCACTAGACGTTGATTCAATCTTTAGAGTAGTTGACCTTTTGAAAACTTTTGCCAAAAAGTACAACATGACAGTTTTCGTGATCTCCCATGATCCTTTACCTGAAGAGTATTTTGATACCAAGATCCAGGTTGAAAATACTGATCATTTTTCTGACCTAAAAATCGTTTAGGCTAACCTTTTTTCATTTTCTTAGTATTATATTTGAATAGTATTATTTCCGAATTATGATTACATTTACAGGGCTCACTTTTGCACAAGCATATAAGCATTCAATAGAGTATCTATTGGCTAATGGCATGGTTAACAATGCTAGGGGCACAACAAGTAAAGAATTGCTTGATGTTGCAATAGTGGTTGAGGATCCGACTCAGTGTCTATATGATAATGAAGTTAGAGGTTCTCAGCAAAAATATATTGCTGCCGAATTTTTATGGTACTATGCTGGTCGAAATGATGTTGCTTTCATTTCAAAATGGGCAAAGTTCTGGGAAACCATTCAAAACCCAGACGGCACTGCGAATTCAGCATACGGAAACCTGATCTTTAATGAGAAGAACCAATACGGCCTTACTCAATATCAATGGGCAATTCAAAGTTTAATGAATGATTCTAGCACAAGACAAGCAATTCTTCATTTTAATAAACCTTCTCATCAATATTTGACCAATAAGGATTTCGTATGTACAATGTACGCAAATCTACATATTCGCCAAAATAAGTTATACATGAGCGTCTACATGAGAAGTAATGATGCAATTTGGGGTACTTCGACCGATGTTGCCTTCTTTTGTTCGTTACAAATGCAGATTCATGCTCATCTAAAGGAAATTTATCCAGATCTTGAACTTGGGACCTACACTCATGTTGCAAATTCATATCACGTTTACGATAGGCATTACGATCTAGCGCAAAGAATGATTAATTCAGACTTTATCCCGGTCAAATTACCTTCAATTACGACTGATTTGATAGACATAGACGGTTCGTCAAGTCAAGATTTTAATATTGTATTTGCAGCATCTACTGGCCAGACTGATGAACTTGTGTTATTTCAACAAGATAACGATCTTTTGAAATGGATTTTTGAAAAATTAAAAGAGGATAAGAATGTCATTTAATTCAGTTAGCACACAGCGTCAACACCTAATAGATGTTACCTACATCAAGATGGCCCAAACTTGGTCAGGTCTTTCTCATGCGATCCGTAAAAAAGTTGGAGCCCTAATCGTAAAGAACAATACAATCATTGCTGATGGGTATAATGGCACTCCTTCCGGTTTTGAAAATGAATGTGAGATTGCAATAAGCCATGAGGATGGTTCATTCAAGGAATATCAAACTAAATGGTACGTTTTACATGCAGAATCTAATGCACTTGCAAAGGTTGCCAAATCAACACAAAGTAGCGACGGGGCTACTCTTTATATTACCTACTCTCCATGCACAGATTGCAGCAAATTAATTTTACAGGCAGGAATCAAGCGAGTTGTGTATTTAGAAGAATACCGAGATATCGCCGGCCTTGACTTCTTAAGAAGAGCTGGCGTTGAAGTTAAAAAAATCGACCCAGAAACACTATGATCGATTCATTAGAAAGAAAGCTTGAAATCGTTTTCGTAAGAGATCAAAAACAATTCATTCAAGCTTTTAATAAAAAGCAGAAGTGCGATTATTTACTAAATGTGAATAAAATAATAAAGGAAAAGTTCGATCACGAAATTCTTGTGCCGAACAAAATCCAAGCGTTCCTAATAAATTATGAAATTAAGAAATTAATTGACAAAGCGATTAATGTTAGGAATCGTAAATACAATCGAATAATCTACGTTAATGCTGGTCTCAGCGTTAGTAACATCAATAATACTGTCAAGTTTCTGAATACTGCATACGGAACAATTGAATTCGTTCCTAGCTTAATAGACGGAGATTTTGAAATTGGCGAACTTACTGGAGTAGAGACAATAAAAAAGGGGCATTAAGCCCCTTTTAAGTTTTATTAGATAAAGTTTTCGAAGTTCTTTTCGCTTTCATTATAAAATCCGTAAAATCGATACTCGGTTCCGTCAAATATACAGATGCCTGGACTATTAATGGAAAAATCTATTCCTATATTCATTTATTTCTGGTTAAGAAGTCCTATTTAAAATTTCAAATACTTTGCGTTGTTCATCTAGATATACATAGTTGCCTCGTTTAAGGCTGACTCATTAGTTTGTAATATTGATTTCAGAATTGATATAAATTCATTTTTTCCGAAAGTTTTGTATCGTAATGGTTTAAATATCTCATCTGAATCATATCCCAATACAAAATAAGTTGGACCATCTCCTTCATCTGTAATTGCGTCAAACGATAAATTAACCTTTCTGTCCTTTAAATCTATCTGAGACTTGTAACCTATGGTCCACTTTCTGCCATTTCTTTGCATTGCATGTTTTCCATCCATAGTTAATGCATTACCATTATGTGGTAAGTAAGTTATGTCATTTCCAGAATCTAAGATTGCTTTAGAAATACTTCCAACAAATCGGTTATTAAGTTTTTTACCACCTAGTCTTGTCATTTTTTCAATAAAAGAAAGGGGGGCCTCTGTAGTATTATATAATTCTTCAATCTCTTCAGGAGTTGCTCCTAATTCAATCGCTTTGTTTCCAAGATCTGAGAATTGGGACTGTCTGTAAGGCGATGTTCTGCTAGAACTATCGTATTTGAGAGGTGCTCCTGCGAGTTTTAGACCAGCAATAAATCTAGATATAGCTTTTTCCTTATCTTTAATAAGCTTAGCCGCTTTTTCTCCTTCATCGTTTTTCATAACAAGATCTAACATACGATCCCAGTCCTTTGTCTCTACTCGAGCAGCTTCGTTTACCGAGTTTATAAATTCTTCAAATAGTTTAAGTTTAAATTTCATAATTTTAAATTTTTTTCAGGAGTAAGTTCTTCTACTGAATAAATATCTCCTCCTGAACTAAGTTTCATCTTATTCCAGATATCGGTTTCAATTTTCATCAAACGGTTTAAAGTTACTTTACCCGAGGCTTCATTTACAAATTGAGTAAACTTCTTTATGATTTAGATTTCTCAACCTTTCCTGAATAGATCAATGCATCTTCTGGTTTGTTTTGGTCATTAACCGCGACAATATCAAAATCTCCATCCTTATCCGCTTTTGGTGAAATTGCAATGATTGCACCAGCTTTAATGCTAGGATTAGTTGATTTACTCACATTGAACGAAATCATTTCCTTGGTCGTGAATTCGCTATCGCTAGTTCCTTCAACTCCAAAAGATTTTCCGTCCGCTGTGATGTTGAGAGTATACGAACCGGGTTTCGCAGCAGTAGTCGGCTCCTCCTGCTTTGGAGCAGTTGCCAGGTCTTCCTCAGCTAACCATTGTTCAAATAACTTGATCATTCTCTAATTATGCGTTTTCGTCTTGGTCTTCGTCGTCTCCGATAGCGTTATCGTCGTCGTCTTGGTTTTCGTCTTCATCACTTTCTTCTGTGCAAAGTTTCTTAACTGCTGCACATACTAGATCGCAAATGTCTTCTTTTGTCATTTCCATCTTTTCAGCGATATCTTCAATGATGTCTTTAAGATCATCTCCGAACTCTTCCATTAAAGTGGCTAATTGTTCTTCGTCGATTACTGGCTCGTCAGACGGCATATCGTCATCGTTTGCTGGCATATCGTCGTTTGCTGGCATTTCTTCTTCTGCCTCAGCGAACATGTTAAAATCTTCGTTAACGAATTGTTCAAAGCGAAGGATTTTTCCTTCTTCAACAGCGTCAACTGTTGCAATTGTTGGTTTTGCGTACATTGGGTTAAATGGTTTTTTCTTTGCCGTTCTTGAAATAAGGTCACGAGTTACCGCCTTCCATGTTGGGTCATAATTGTGGTTGAATTTTCCACCTTCAAAATCGGCATTTCTGTCAATCACTCGTTGATAGCCTTTCAGTGTTTCTCTTTTTGATGTATCAAAGTCTTTCTTTGATTTTGGACCTCCGAAACTAGGTTTCTTGGGATTCATGTAATCATCCATCGAAGGATTACGTCTGTCTTTAGCGTTGAACATGTCCATACTTTTATAGATGCTTATTTTTACTGTCCAATTCTTGATTCAGTGTAAGAATCCGTAGTGAACTGTGCTGTTAACTTATAGATACCTTCACTTGTGTAATCAAGTGCAGTTTCAGTCATTTTGTTTGGTCCAATGAACACTGGAGAGAACATGAAATCTCTAAAGATTAAACCTGCTCTGTTAAACTGAGTTACTTGGATGCTTGCATCCGCATAGTCAGTTTTTAGTCCTTGACGACCAGTTAATGGATTATAGATCAAATCCGCCCATGCTCTTAACGCATTGTAGATGTACATGTCGTTACTATTGTTCAAGTTAACCTCGAAATCAATTGTGAACTGATGATACGTTTGCGCTGGTTTTGCTGGTGCGTATGTTCTTTGTGAGAATTTATAGTTTTGAATAACTACGGCTGATCCTGAACCTGCGTATTCTGGTAAACTAGTTACTTTTAATACGTGTTCAAGCATTAAGTTATTACCGAAACCGATTTTTCCAGACACTGCAGGCGGCGGGGTAATGATAACCTCGAACTGGTTAAGGTAAATAGGTTCGTACTTACCGGGACCTGCTGTTGAATTTTTAAAATGTGGTAGA